CTTTTAATTCTTGTTGATACGTTGTGTTTAGTTTTTGTATAACACCATCAAGATCCCTAACCTGTGCATCAGCTACAGATTGCTTATACGTCTCACTAGGTCTTGTTAATACTTGTACTATTTTTGCCATTATCTATATAAACTTGCTAGTCCTCCATATCTAAACGGTGATGGTCCTGAATAATCCGCAGCATCTCCTGCTGTTGATGCTGATGAAGATCCTCCTCCGCTACCAGAATCACCATTACTTTCATTATCTCTATCCTCTTCATCACTTCCTGTGTAATAATCTCCAGCTGGGTCAAAAGCAGGTTGGCTTGGTCCAGTTGTAACAGTATCAGAGTAAACATCATAATCTCCAGTTTCTTGAAATGCTTGATCTCTTGCATCTAAGTCTGCTCTAGCTTCGTCAGAGTCAGAATCTACTATTCTTCCATCTAGTGTTTGAACTTTACCAGATACAATACCAGCTGGACCTGTTGGTCCATCGCCTCCAAAAGGGTTTAAACCTAATCCTTGTGCTTGTCTCCTATCTACAAAATTTCTACCTAAAGTTAAAGCAAGTGGTCCAAACACAGGTCCAAGAACAGCTTGTGCTATTAAAGACATAATTCCTGATTTAGCTATACCACCAAAAGTTGTTGGTCCTTTATCTTTATTGTCTTCGTCTCCTCCAGTTCCAAAATAACCACCACCAGTAAACTTATTAATATCTGCTACATTTTTTCTATTAGGATTTAATAATCTATCAGCGCCTCGTGAAACTAAATTACCTAAGATTAAATTTTGTATTGACATTATCTTCTACCGTCCGGTTGTATATCTAATTTAAACGTACCAAGTTTCCAATCTTGACTTGTTCCTGTGTTTTCTATTTTTAAAGCTATAGCTCTTGCTCTCGCTCTAGTATCCACCTTACTTGTTGCTGATGTTATTGTAAAGGGTCCTAACGATGAGCTTGCTGCTGCATCATTTGAAAAATCTCTAAGATTTAATGTGACTCTAGTGTCTCCTGTTTGTGATATAAAGTCAGGTACAAATCTTCTTATCTTCATTATAAACTCACCATCTCCTCTAATATCTGCAGTGCCCGAGGTAGCTCCTCTTTGTACTCTTTGTGTAATATCAAAATCACCAGATAATATATTTGCTGTGATAGCAGTTACTGCACCACCTTTAACTTGATCTGTGCCTGTTTCGTGTTGATAGTATGTTGAGATACCGTCTGTATTACCTTGTACATATGTGGATGAACTAGATCCTTCTACACCATCAGCGTCATACTCTAACGCATGCGGACTACCAAACACGGCAGAGTCAGCCCATGCTGTTCTAGCTAATGTGCCTACTGTCCATATTGGTCTACTAGGTGTTGAGTCTTGATAATTGTAACAAACCATCTTGTTAACAACAGCAGAGTTTGCTGTTGGATAAAACCACATAATCTCACCGAACAAGTTATTTAAACCTGCTGATATCATTTGATTACCAGAATCTAAATTAACATCATCATATACAAAGTCTTCTACTAAACATGTTAAAGATTCTAGTGCACCGGCGTATCTAAAGAAACCGTTCTCTGACATCCAGTATGCAGCACCATCTACCTCTACTGCTGCGTTCTTACCTGCTAATCCACAGTTTGTTCCAACCTGTACGAAAGCAAACGTAAAAGGTTGACCTACGAATCTTTGTAAGAACAAAGCTGTATCTGTGTATACATAGATTGCATCTCTACCTCTGATAGCTCCCATGATCCGTGATCCGTCGGCCAGTCTCTGTGTGCCAGCTGTATTGGTTGCTGTAGGTACATAAGTGTTAATATCTTCTTGGTCCGAGAACCTAATGAACATATCGTCTTGTGTAGACTTGTCACCAATTGTTGTTTCTGTACCAAAGAATACTAAGTGTCTGTCCGGTGTAGATACGAGCATGTGTCTTGATGCTGTAGGTGCACCTGTAATAATAGTTGCTCTAGAATTAGTTGCGTCTGTCGCTGCAGAGTTCCATTCAAAAACTTCACCATCAACAATTAAACAAATAGCTTTATCACCGAAGTTATCAATGGACCACATACCAGGGTCAACAATTAAGTCTCCTGATGCTGCTTCACCCCATGCTACGAAACTAGATGTGTTTGTAACTGTGTCACCGGATGAGTGTGTTGCTGCTGTTGTGTTTCTTACTCCTCTCGTAACACCAGTTAAAGTGTTTGTTGATATACCTGTGTATGATATTTCTTCTGTTCCAATCTGCACAAAGTTTGTTCCTGATGACGGGAACTGTGATGCATCATTTAATGTTATAGTTGTTGTAGAAGCATCTATATCTCCTGATAGAACAGTTGTAAAAGCTCCAACTTCTTGTCCGCCCCAAGATCCAAGTGACCAACCAAAACCTTGTGATTGCACATCTGGTCCTACTCTAAAATAATGTCTAACTCTTATACCACCGGATTGTGTTGCTCCAGATCCTGACTCAGCAGACGGCATTGTTATTGTAATGGTGCTTGATGATGGCACTGTTGTTGCCATAAATCTTATATCGTCAAAATCAGATGCACCGAAGTTTGAATTTGTAATTGATGAAAAGTTATCTAATAAAACAATGTCTCCTTGTTGAATACCATGATCGCCTGAAAAGTTTATAGTAACAGTTGCAGATCCGTTGGTCGTGCTAAATGCATTAGTAAGTGTGTTTGTAGATTTGATTGGGTGTATGTCATAAAATACACCACCTGAATAAGCGTATAAAATTCTGTTTGAGCCTATAATAGAATACTTTCTACCCAAACTATTAGTAAATTGATGTAGGGCTCTTGCTGCTCCTGTAATATTATCAGCTCCTAGTTGTTTCCAACCACCTATCTTTTCAGGAAAGAGGTATCTAAAACGTACATTATCACAATCTATCCACTGACTTTCAGCAGCGGTAGCAGTAATTTGTTTATTTATTCCAGGTGCAAAATTAACCTTCTGTAACATAGATCTCCAGATTATATTAGATTGCGTTGATATTCAACGTTATTTGACTATTCCTAGCATAGGTCTTTTATCATACAAATTAGACTTTGCAAACTGTCCATCTGCATGATTATAGTGCAGAAATACTTGACCACATAATTGGCCTTCAAAAGGCTCTCTCCAGTGCTCTAACTCACATCCAGAGTAAATAAGCATATCTCCTGGTTTTAGGTCTACTTTTACACCTTTGGGTGCACCAGGCTTATGTATGCCTTTATACTCGTCTATGACGTTGTCAGACCCCGTAGGATCGATAAATATAGGCCAGTTATCTCCACCTAGGTTTAGTGTAGTAGATATTTCACAGCTTGGTCTATCTTTGTGTCTTTGTAAGATATTACCTTTTCTATAAAGTCTTGTGTATGAGTATGTTGGTACCAGTTTAAGTCCTGTTTTCTTTTGCATCACAGCTATAGTTTTGACTAACAGTGTTTCCATCAACCTATCACTGTATTTAGCGTAAGAGTTTGGAACTTGTGTATCGTTAAAATTACCAACAAGTTTATTGCCTGCATGAGTTATACCATTGTGTAACATCCAATTATCAGCCTCAGCTGATATTTGTAAATACCTATAAGCGATGTCTGCTACTTCTTTAGATATAGCACCACGTATAACTTGATATTTATTTTTCTTAAAACTCATACTTGTATAAAATTATAAGATACAGATATTCTCCAATTCTTTTCACCTTTTTCTGTATTCATATTTATATCAACACCATGGGGAAGCCAAGATGGAAAAAAGATCATACGTCCTTCTACAGGTTCATAAGCACATACTCTCCATAATTGTTCAGGTAGATTATCTACTCTTCTAGGCATATGTGTATTAGGTCCTGGTCTAGGATCTTCTAAAAATAGTTTACCGGAGTTCTTAGGCACTTTAATATAGTAAACACCTGACCACATGGAGTTAGGATGTGTATGTGTTTTATTATAAGAATATGTCGGATTAATATTAGCCCACATATTACCAAGTCCTAGTTTACCTTCAATACCGAAATCCATATTACATTCTTGTGCCATTTTAAATAATTCATCAATAAGAGGTTGATACTCTTTTCTTTTATCCATATCTGTTTTACTGTGCCAGCCAAAACCAGAGTTAGTTTTCTTCTCTCCTTCAGGATCTGCCTTACGCCACTTCTTTATTTCTTTAAATAAATATTTATTAAGTTCTTTAGCATTAGGTATATCTTTAAAATAAACAGCAGTTGGAAATAATATCTTTCTATGAAGTTGACTCATTTAAATGGCGGTCCTCCAAACCACATGACTAATGATTTTCTGACCCCCTTTTTAACTGGGGCTACTTTGTGTCTTAAAAATGATGCAAAGAATATTGCTTGTCCTTGTTTCAAGGGCAGGGGTTTGTTATCACCCATCTCTGAAAATAAAAGATCTCCACCTGTAAACTCTG